CTTTGAGATATTTAAATACTGGATTCATCATCCATCAATACCTCATGAGCAGTTCCATATCCATCATAATCATCAGTATCATAGTATCCTCCTTTGGTTCCAAAGTAAAGTGATAGTGCTACAAATGGTAGTGCTGTTACTACTAGTATGGTTTCTAACATCATCTTCTGAATATTCTTTCTATTGGTACTTGTCTTATTTTATCTATAACATCTGTCTCCACTCTGTCAGCAACCTTATCAATAATATTTACATCAAGGTGCATGAAAGGAGGAATAATTCCTAGAATCCTAAGAAGACCATCAACAAATAATGCAAGACAAGTGAATCCAAGAATCATACTGATGATGGTTGCCTCTCTATTGTGTTTTGCCATAGAAGCTTCATCAATTCTACGTGCTTCATCAACAGCAAACTCAATCATAGAGTCTACTTCCTCCTTAGTATAGCAAATTTGTTTAATTGTATCTTCTGTCATTAAGAATACTTATACAGATGCATCATAACACATGTCTTTTATTTATGCTAGTAACTATTATTACAATGTTAAGATTGCTAAATAAAACACGGTTTGGTGTCACTAAATGAAAAGATTCTTACCTATCATTATGCTTTTGATGACAGGTGCTGTGGTAGCACCAGCAGCTAAGGCTGATATTACATCCAGAATGACTTCTAGTGTACAGCTAACGGTCAATGCTGCTGCAACACAAATGAAAAGAATTGGTTCTTCATTCAGTATCACTGGTAATAATGTAGACACAACTGATGGAACCACTGCTAACACAGTTAGTGCTGGTACTATAACATCAGGCGTCTATGCTCCTGGTGCTATTGCTGCAACACAGGATGATCCAGGTGAATCTTTCAGCTTCACTCAGGCATTTACTCAAGGTGATGCTATTGATACAACTGGTCCTGACATAGGAGATGTTTCAGCATATGGTGATCAGTTGTCTACTGCAGCTGGAACTGCTGGATCATTAGCTGGTACTGTAACTAGTCAAGGTGCTTTGACTGTGACAGCTGGCGGAGCTGGCACATCAGCTACTGGACAATTTGTAACTGAATTGACAATTAATTAGTAGGTCATGAAAAGGCTTATAACTATATTAGTGTTGTTAGGTAGTGCTGGTGCTGCAAGAGCAGTGCCAGTGGTCCCCAACTTCCAACAGGGCTCAATGACGAGCCACACTGAGACTGAATCTACAGTCACAGAAACTATAAATTCAATTGATTATAGGACAGGATGGGAATACAGCGTGACGGGGGTAGGCGTCGACAACAACGGTGCAGCATTGAACCCCAATGTAAGTACATCAACAGTACAAGTGAGCTCAGGAGTAGAAGGAGAGGATGGAGCAGTAACAGGAACAGTAACTTCTTCCTTCGATGCATTAGACATGTCAGCACAAAACAATTTCACAATCCACGAACCTGGAGCAGCCTTCCAATTTACTCAAAGCTATTCTGGACCAGGGATGACCAATCAAACGACAATACAACGCGTAACACAGATAAAAAGTGTCACAGACACAACTTCAACATTTACCCAATAGGTACATTAGTACTATCATTACTATCACCCACAGTTTCTTTAGCACAAGGGGTAGGTGGTGTTAGTGCTACTGCTAATCCCATAGCCAATAGTAGCGGCTCAGTAACTAACCAGGCGATACAAGTATTACAAGGTCCATACATTACTAACACCTATGGTGGTGGTGTTCAGTGTCAGGGTGCGACATTTAACCTGACACCTTATGTGCAATTTGCAGATAGTAGAAAAGATCCTTGGGAGGATTTTTATAATGAACCACAATATAATACCACTGATGCTACAGGTAAGATGGTTCCAACATATATCACTGTTAAGAACTATCCTTGGGAAGAGTGGTATGATGATAGAACATATGTGGATGAGAATGGAGATACTCAAAGATGGTTTCCTGATGGATCAGACATCTCTATCATTCAAGATATAGACAGTCCTAATGGTGTTCCTGATGTAGTTGATAGTGGTGGAGAGATGACACCATCATGGTTTAAACCAGTGCGTACTGACATGAGAGCTAATCAATCATTTAATGCTGGATTATCTGCTACTCTTTCCATACCACTGAATAGAAAACTACAAAAGCAATGTATCCAAGCAGCAGATCAACAGATTGCAATGACCACTCAGGCAGTTGCTAATAAAAGATTAGACTTTGAGATAGCTCGTCTTAAAAATTGTGGTGAGCTCAAAAAAGCTGGTATCATGTTCCATCCTAAATCACCATACCATAGTGTATGTGCTGATGTAGTTGTCACTGCACCTGGTGGAAGGGTAGAACCACATGAACACCAGATACCACAACCACAATGGAAACAGACTACTTCTTCACAGCTTTCCTCAAAGTCTGTATTGCCTGATTCCTATCCCTCTGAGCAATCCTCCTCTCCTGAACAGAAAGAACCTTCTCCTTCTTCCCCATTATCTTTTTTACCTTGGCTACGACCTTCTTCACAACAGGTTTCACCACCTTCAGAAGGAGATCTGCTAGGGGTTTGGCAAGTAGGGCGGATGAAGTCGCAACCAGAGCAATAGTAGCAGTAGTAGATACAACAGGGACACTAGGGAGATATTTTTCAGCAAAACCAAGTGCTTCCCATTGTGTCTCACAAATTTTACCATCTGGACTTAGCTCATACCCAACAACCTTCTCTGTACCTGCTTGATTCAGGTCTCCAATCCTTCTCGCATTAGGTGGAGGACATTCCACATCTCCAGATGTTTCTACAGGTGTTTTAGGTGCTGCTGGAGCATCTGGTATTTCAGGTGTAGGTGGATCTCCAGTGTCAACACCTTCAGGAACTTCATCTGAAGGAGTTCCTATTGTTTGCCAACTTAACCCTCTATAATCATAGTCTGCTGGTTCATAATAAGGAGCACCAGCATCACATAATACTGTATTACCTTTAGGGTCATCATTGACCAACATCTTATTTCTATTTTTTGGATTCTTTACATTCTCCTTATGAACCTTTACGCAACCAGGCATGTTGACTATGGGAGTTCCCACCTGCATGGTGACAGGAACTGACATATTTTTCGTTGATGGAGGTATGTAAGTCCATATTCTAGCATCAGAAATATATTTTATACCAATGGGGTTTACTGATGATTTAATTGGTTGTATTAATTTTATGCCAGTGCCATTAACCTGTATAAAAGGTATATTATCACCACCAACAGCATCAATATAAGGAATCATGATACTTTATTACCATATGTTCCTGCCTCTGTTGAGTCAGGATGATCTTTACACCACTGCACATAATTAAATCCTGATCCTGGTGGATAAATGTATTTACCATTCTCATCAAACTTACCTGAAGTGTCTGCTATCCTTGACTCCTTTGATGGATACTTTGGATAGGGTCTCTTCCCTGCTCTCATCTCATTACCCTTTCTTCTTCTCATCTGATTACCAGTCTCATGACCTTCAGGCATAGTAGGCCAAGAAGATCCTAAGATCTCCTTAATCATTTCCTTAGTGTAACCATTAGGATGAGACATTAGCTTCTTTTATTGCCTCTACAATAATCTTTTTCAACTGTCTACTTTTCTTTCTACCTAGACCAGCAGATGTATCAATCTTGACTTTAACCCAATAAAGTCCAATCAATACTAGAGTAAATGGAATAGCATCTGCCCATGAGATCTCATTCCATGCCTCCACAACATTTAACATTGAAAAAATCATTTAGGAACCTCCTTTCTGTAATCTTGTTTTGGTTCTTGCAGACCTTTAACAGGTCCAGAAGTCTTAGGCCAAGCATTAACAAGTTGTAAATAAACTTCTTCTCTTACCACCTGACGTATTTGTTCTATGCGTGCATCCTCTCTCCTTTGAGGACCACCCTGCATCTTATCTATCTGATGATTACCACCAACAAAAGCACCAGTCCCTAGAACTGCTACTGCTGTTGTAGTGGATGCTGCTTTCCCTATGTCCATTAGATTAGTTCCTCCAACTTGAATAAACTTATGAGTCTTATACCTTTAGACTTCATGAGTTCTCTAACCTCATTGTCCTCTTGTCTATCTACAATACAGACAATCCTATCAACTATATATCCAGCATCACGTAATTTCTCAACTGCAAAGAGAGAGGAACCTCCTGTGGTTATCACATCTTCTAGAACAGTTACCTTAGAACCTTCAGGTAATACTGGACCTTCAATCCATGCCTGTGTACCATGTCCCTTGGGTTCTTTACGCACTATTAATCCACCATCCACCATGAACTTTGGATTTAATTTATTCCAAAATTGAAATGATGCCATGGCAACACCTGATACTAAAGGATCAGCACCAAGAGTAAGACCTGCTACTGCTCTAGCATCATGTTCTATGGTATTTAATAAAAGATGAGATGTTATCCACAATCCCCTACCATTTAATATAACAGGTTTACAGTTAACATAATGCTCACTAGTTTTTCCAGAAGATAGTTTGAACTCACCTTTACGATAAGCTTTTTCTTTCAACATATCCAAAAGATTTTCTCTTAATTCTTGAGTCATTACTTTCTCTCCTCTATATTATATTCTATTACAATCTTCTTAGAAGATCTGCCCACAGAATTTAAAGTTTCATATCTCTGCATTTGACCATCAAGAAGAGCTGTAATTGTTAACAACTCAGAGATCAAAGTTCCTTCATCATCATGCATTTTCATATTCCTCAGTTGGTATAGACCATTCAGCATATATTCTTCTACCTGTTTTACCATGTATGTCAATATACACTTGATTATTACTCTGCCAAAGTCCCAAACGTTCTCCTAATTTCACGTAGAGACTCAAAATTTTTCTGTTTAGTGCCACCATCATATGCCCAAGCATAACCCTCCTCAATCATTTGTTCATTTAATGAAACAGGATACTCGTTAATGTAGAGCCAACCAAGAAGCCTACCATACTTCCCAGTGCCACCCACAAGTTCTGTTCTAATAGTGAGTTCATCCCCTTCACCTGCAATAGTATCCTCCAGTTTTTTCTTCAACCAATTAGTAGCATCTATTCCCAATGCTTTCTCTTCCAAGTCTCTTGTTCTTTTCTCTGGCGTATCAACTCCTGCAACTCTAACTCTTTCTTTCTTGAATAAGTCAAACCCAAGATCAATGGTGACATCAATAGTATCGCCGTCAAGAACACGATTTATCTCTGTCACTCTGAAATTGTAGCAGCTCGTCCTGCTTGGGGGTTTCATCGCTCCCATTTGGATACCAATTATCGTACTGAAATATGTAGTAGATAACTATCCCCACTGAAATCAGGAGGATAGATATCATAATATTAACTGACCACACTACCTCACTCATCCCAATAGGTCTGGAGGATGACTGTGCTTTTCAAGTTTACCTGACATGGTATATGCCTCTTTGCTGCCACCATGCCCATGAGCAATACCTAACTCATGCATCTTGGCATGTTCATCAATAGGATCACGTAAATCTTTTTTACCTGCTCCCACTGTAAGGTAAATTCCATATGCAACTAAAGCACCTAGAAGTAAACCAAAGAATAAAATTAATCCCTGATCAGGTGTTAAATTTAAGTGATGTATAAGAACATCATCTTGTTTCTCCCATGTACCAGGTAAGTGATACACTGATGGTTTTGATAAGAAAATCATCAATCTCTTTGCCTCCAATCGTCAGATCTTTCTTGATGAAACCATTCTACCACATCTTCTGGATCATAGAAACCCCTTTTATGATTAGTTGAATCAGGGTCTCCAATGTTCAACTGATTAAGAAAAGACTCATCAGGATTTGTACTCATCCTTCTTGCAGTGTTGAGCATACCTCTTGCTGCTGTGTTTGCCTTTGCTAATTTGTTTGCCCAGATCATGTCATCCAAACTAACCTCAGAACCAGAAGCAATACTCTTACATATCCCTTCCAATCTTAAACGATATTGTGTTGATAGCATAAGATTATATCAAGTAATACTATTTACGCATATGCCTGTGCTGCCAACCAAACTGATAGACTTAGGGATGTTCCCATGATGGTGAGTCTGCTCATCCACCACATTATTTCATGTTTCATATCTAATGCCCCATAGGAATACCAGATTCCATAAGTCTAGAGATATTATTAACTTCTTCAGTTATACAGTAGTCAACAAAATGAGGATGCTCCTTTAGTGCAGGAACATCCTCTTTGGATTTCTGTATTGCTTCATATGCGTCTACTGCGTACTCACATATCTCATGATGTTTGTGTTGTAGGTCGTGATAACCCACTGTATAATGCTTCTGTTGAGTCAGGGGCATGATTATTCAATCCCATACTGCAAATATTTATAGCACAGTATAGTAATTTTTGCCTAGTTTGGTGTGGACTCAAACACTCAGTTAGAGTATCAACGCACCAAGTATAAATCCTTTTCCAAAAGCTAAACAGAGCATCTGATAATCTGTGAGTTTGAACTTATCTTGTATCTTTTTTGCCCATGCCTTATCCCATTCCTTAATCTTAGTAAGGGATTCTTTTAAATTAAGATTCCACATCTTCTTCCTCCTCTATCTTTAGTTTTCTTTTCAAGAAAAGGATTTCCTTTTTCAATTCATCTTTTTCAATATTCAGTTGTTTGATTTCTTGTTCGTAAACAATAATCATTTGCTCAAGTCGTACTACATCATTCTCTAG